GTTCCAGGACCTCGACCAGTGGCTCGAGCATGGCCTGCTGCATATACTGCATACAGGTTGGCTCGACCGCAATGATCCGAGGGGTTTTGAGCGTCTTAGGCACGGAGATGACCTTTACGGGTCTCTCCGCATCAGGTTCAAGGAGCTGTACACGGTCCAACTGGTCTTGGTGAGACCAGTTCGCGATAAGATGTTCCCTAGCAGGGAACACCTTTTCTAAACGCGAAGGCCACTCATGCTGATCGAACTTACCGTTTCCGGTGAGTCCGTCAGCAGTCGCACCCGGTCCGTGCTTTCCCCGGAGCCTCCCAGCATAGATAAGATTATCCATGTGAGAGAGAACCCGAGGAAAGACCAGAGAAGAAATTCTGCGGAAGTCATTAAGACTTTCCTCAGAAATAGTACTACTCTTCTCTTGCAGTTCCTGTTCACAACTGATGTATCCCTTCATCGCGTGAGTTATCCGTTCATCACTGCACGGAAGCTCAATCTTTGCGTAGAGGCCTGAAAGCTGCCTCACAGCAAAGATGGAATCGATGAGGAGATCCCGGGTTTCCCCGGAAACATCAGCCAGAATGACACCACTTGAGTCGAACACGTGACGTAGGAAACCCCCTAGAAATAGAGGGAGACCGCCCTTCCTAGCAAAACCAGGGAAGGCGTAGGCGTCAACAAAACCTTGGTCAAGACATCTTTCGAAGTCTTTACCAAAGGATGGAAGAGTGATCGTCAAAAACGATACACCTTCCTGTTCGACTCGCCTCTCGAGCTTTTTATAGTCGAGAGTCGCGCTAGTACAGCATGTCATGGCCAGTTCGTCGGCCATGACCCTCCAGAGCAGAACGAGGCTTTTCAACAGGGCTCACTTTCAAGTGGGCTCGAGTTCCTTGGCCTCAAATCCGCAGTGTAGCTCGGTAATCCCAGTGATCATCATGCCACTTGGATCCGAACTCCACTCTGTCACCCTTCGCACCAAGCAGACCGCTTTGGTAGAGGTACTTTTGTTCAAGTACTATCTCCAGCAGACGCTTGTTCGAAGTGCAATCGATCTGATTAGGATCGGTCGCAGTGGAAACTGAGTGATCGGCTTCACAGACGACCATATGAAGGTCATCAATCCTATCACACCAGACAATGGTGTGCAAGGAATGTGAATCCGACAGGTACGAAGTGTACCCCATGAGAGACTCCTTCAAACAGGTTGAGATTGTTGAATCTGAATGAAGGAGATCCCCTCAATCAGTCAGTTCTCGCCACCCAGAAGCTGGGTAACGCGGGCCCCTGAACTCGCCGCAAGATATGCGACGAGTGCATCGACCACAGCCTTGGCCTCAGCAACAGTGTAGCCAACCTTGGGGGTGTTAACCACCAGGTAAGCTGACATGTTGTAGGAGTTGTTGACACCGCTGAGAAGCGGATCAGCAGCTACCTTCTGAGAGTCAAGGCGCAGAACTCGACGCGTTCGCCCCCCATAGCTGTCGGAAACCGACAACTTGGTGAGGCCGTCGTTAGACGTGAACGCGCCAGAGTTCTGGCCGCTAGAAGTACGCGGCAGGGAGATAGCAGAGCCACTAATAGTGACAGACTGCGGATCGGCAAATGCCATTGAGGCATGCTCCTTCGGTATAGACCCAGTATCACTGAGTCATGGGATGTCACGGATAGGATTCTTTTCGCCCTATCCGCTTATTCTCGTGGCATCTTTTCGGGCTAACCCTAGAGCTGCCAAGATGGCTATCTGACGACTTGTTAGACCGTCAGATGAAACGCCGAAACCATATGGGTTTGCAGGCACCCTTCTCTTTCGAGAAATGGATGACGACCGCCATGCACCGATCTCAGGGGCGTGAATAGCCAATTCACTAACCTGAGAATGCATGACATAGCCATACTGCAAAACCAGACCGTCATGGCCGAGCGCGCTGGTGTTGTGCATTAAAGTGCCAACATCAGCTGCCCAGTCGACGGCCCAGGACCACGGAGAGATATTCCAAACTACTTCGGGAGTAAGTTCTACCCCGTAGAGTTTGCGTGCGTAAGCACGGTACCTCTTGAAGCGACTCCCCATAGAGTTATCTAGGGGCAGGTACCAACGGAAACAACCGTCGAACCACATGTCCTCTGTAAAAGAGGAAGTCGCATACGTGGGAGTTGAGCCGATAGACCACGACCCTGGGGTCGCGATAAATGCGTCCGCATAAGCGGTGTCGTATTTACTATCGTGCTTCAACTTGAGATGTCGTCTGATCTTAGAATTTGCTTGACTCCTCATAGTGGAAACCACCTGAGAAGACGAGCTCACCGCTTTGGCAAACGAGCGGAGATCAGACACAAACGGCACCCATCCAAACTGGTAGTTGAGATACTCACCACCAGCTTGTTTGGCACGGAGGGTTTGATCCTTCCATGTTTCGTGCCCTGCCATCTTCGGCAGCCCATCTTGTAAGGTCTCTCCCAGAAAGGTTGAGGCCGAGAAGATAGGGTCGGAAGGTTCAGTAGCTCTGATTGCTTTTGCACCGAATTGCCAGTAGTAACTGTCATCTGGTGCACCCCCGAATCCGGGGAGGCCGATACCAATATCCGGCCAAGGCAATGTAGGACCACGATAACCCAAAGTAGGGTCGGCTTCTTGGTGATGTCCGAAAGAGTACTTATAAATACTCTGCTCGCACAACCAAGGGCCTCCTTGATCTCCTGTTCCCAGGAGATCGAGGTCGTGGTTAAAGCTCACCATGCTACCGCCACCCATCGCACAGTAACTCTGTCCTTGTAGGACATTGTCATAGTACGATGGAGGCCACGGAAGTGGCAGACGATTAAACGTCTTGACGGACATGGGCTGAACCTCACTATCTCATCCTGTATGGAAATACAACCCCTGGAGGAGTTGTACCCAGCGCTGGGCGGGGATCCTTGAAAAGGGACCCCC